TAGTAAATAGAAGAATAACACCTCCTTACAAAACTCAATACCAAAGTGATATGTCTAATATTGGTAAAATAGTATACTATGGAGCTTTACAAAACTTTATATTCAATGCTATGCAGACAGGTTTATTCGCGTTGTTCTTTGATGAAGATGATTTAGCAGATAATGAAAAACAATTAGCTAAAGAGTATGGTCAAAAGTTTAGAGCGGTAAATCAAATGGGTGATACAATACTTAGAGGATCTGGTTTACCTGGAGCTATAGTATCTACTATTAAAAATATACTACTACAGTATCACGCGCAAGAAAAGAAAGGTTGGAACGCTGATCACACATATACATTGATAGAAGCTATAAACATGTCACCTACATTAGGTAGTAAAGCAAGGTTAATGTACTCAGGTATACAAACTTACAAGTTTGAAAAAGATGTTATAAACGCTAGAGGATTAGCATTAGATAGTCCATTGTGGGATATTATAGGTGCTGAAACTCAAGCAGCAACAAACATACCTTTAAGTAAAGCTATACTGTTGTTAAGAAATATACAAGGTAGCTTACAAGAAAGACATGCTACTTGGCAAAGAGTTGCTGTTGCTATGGGTTGGCCATATTATCAAATGAATATGGAGTTATACCCTGAACACGAAGATATAAAAACTCAAGCAAAAGAAGTACGTAAAGAACAGGGTAAGATAAAAGCTAAAGAAACTAGAGAGAGAAACAAAAAGATTAAAGACGCTGCGGAAGCATTTATATTAGACAATATGTCTTGGGCTGAAGAAGATGAATACTATGATTTATCCGGTAAAGAAAGACGTGCTTGGATGAAAAAGAAAGTAGATGAATATCTAAATAATCAAGAAAACAAGTGATAATAAAAGAATAACGACTTAACTATGAAAAAACTACTATTAATTGTAGCACTGCTGATCTCTAGCAATGCTGAAGCACAATTTTTTAAAGAATTATACAAAGATTTCCTTAAGTACGGAACGTTCTATACCGCCGGTAATATAGAGAACGCTAGGTTGGTCCAACCTAATTACTTCATACGTACAGATCCTGAAGATTTTTATGGCATACCACAAGTAGAAGACAGAGCAGACTACCACCCTTTCAATTATAGATATGGTTTTGGTATTCGTAAGTTAGCTAGGTTTGATTATGAAATAAAACCTGGTAACTTTTGGACAGGTAACCAAAAGGTAGAAAAACAAATAGGTTTATCAGCACCTACATCAGCTGTACAAGGATTAGAATATTTATTACACTGGGAAAAAGAAAGATTCAACGGTAATGAGTTTACTAACAAAAGATTATTCGTAAGACATACTGGTGATTATCATATTGCTAAATTTGAAGCTAGAGAAACAGGTAAGATAGATTTTAAATACACATCTGGTGAATTAAGAGCCAGGTTACCTATTGGTAAGAAACTTAGTATATCTGCTGGTGCAATATATAGAACACATCAACGTCCTTACGGTTATAATCCAGTAGAAATATGGTTAAACGAACAAGATGAAAATGGTGATGCTGTAAACCCATGGTACACTCTAGGTTTTGAGTATGGTTATGATGACATATATTATTCACAAAATGATGAGTTTGGTAACTCAACATATGACTGGTATTGGGTTAACGAACAAGGAGATATTGTGGCTTATACCGATGCTGATTTTAGAGACAGAATAATGCCTGGTTTATTGAATAGATACAATCAAGAAGCTTGGGCTGATCTTGATGCTTTTGGTGAAGTTGCTCCAGTCATCGGTGCAGACTTTTACCATTACAAAAATAACTTTTGGCTACACGCTTATGGTAGCTGGATATTACCTTACCACAAATATATACAAGGTAATGAAGATTTCAGCTATTTACACAGAAACAGCTGGGGTAAAGGTGGACACAATAACTTATTAGACGGTGAACAATGGAGTGACTATCAAGCTGGTTTAGTACTTGGAGTTAAGATTAGCAAATCAATCGGTTTGTTTGTTGAGGGAGAGTATACTAAATTTTGGGACACTGAAATGTTCAATTCAAACTTTGGAATTAATTATACATTTAGATAGTCATGGCAAAACAAATAGGCGAAGAAACAAAGGTAACATTAGATTTAAAAACATTAGGACTTATAGGAGCAGGCGTATTTAGCTTGGCTGCTATGTGGTTCGCTTTACAAGCTGATATAGCTTTAGCAAAAGAGTTGCCTGAACCAGTAATAGATAGAATAGAGTATGATCTAAAAGACGAGTTGATTCGCCAGACAATACTTGACACACAAGAAGATGTTGAGGCGATGAGAGATCAATTAGATAAAATTGATGAAAGATTATACGAAATACAAAAAAACAAATAACATGAAATATTTAATTTTAATTTTAATTCCATTTATATCATTAGGTCAGGTTGATGTACCAGAGGAGTATTGGTTAAATGATTCTAACTTTGAAGATAAAATAAAAGAACATAAAGCATTTGGTGATGATCAATCACTACCAGTTGTTGTGGAGTTTTGGGCTAAATTTAATGAAGCTAATTGTTTTGCTGAGTGGCAACAAATAGAAGATGCAACTTATTATAGAGTTAACATAGCTGAAGCACCAGAAGCAAAGAAAAAATATAGAGTACGTATGGCACCTACAATAATAATATTTAAAGGTGGTATAAAAGAAACAGTTTTTAAAGCAGGATTAGACCTTGAATTACCTGCTGGTTTAAAAGAAATTCAAGAGAGTATTAACGAAGTCAACACGGCTTCTAAATTTTAAAATTATGTGTCCATTTTGTGAAATATGTATTTGTAAATAATAAATTATGTGGAAATTAACTAAAGAGTATTGGAAAGATATGTGGGTGTTGCTTTGGAACAAGACCACTGTAGATGATATTATAATAGCTAAAGCTAAAAACATCAAAGCAAAAGCTAAAGCTATCAAAGAAGTAATAAAAAAATAATGCAAAGAATAAGTAAACACGTAAGTTACAAGGAAGGCGTGTATAGCATAACTGCGCTAAGATTAGGTTTAAAAAACGATCCCTCTGACGATCATCTATATAACATGATAAAGGTTTCAGAAAATGTGTTTGAACCTCTTAGAACTCACGTAGGAGGTCCTATAAAGATAAATTCGTTTTATCGTGGACCTGAACTTAATAAAGCTATTGGCGGATCAGCTAAATCACAGCATTGTCACGGGCAAGCAATTGATATTGATGATACATTTGGCCACGCTTCTAACGCAGAGATGTTTAATTGGATAAAAGCTAATTGCGATTACGATCAAATGATATGGGAATTTGGTACTGATGAAAACCCAAACTGGGTACATGTCAGTTACGTTAGCGAAGAAGCAAATAGAAAAAGATGTTTAAAAGCTTACCGTAAAGACGGTAAAACTAAATATATGGTAATATGACAGATACACAAAGAGACAAAGGAAGAGTAATAGCTATACTTACTTTATTAAGTATAATGTTATTTGCTATGCTATCTGGTTGTTCACCTTATTACTATAAATCAAATCAACCTAAAGTAACACACGTACTCGCTTTAACAGAAGAAGGAGATACTTTAAAAATACCAATTAATTCTATTAAACCTAATGTAATATATAATGTAATAGGTTATGATTACTACAGGCCTTACAACCATAACTATTATTGGAGACCTTATAATCATAATTATAATAATTATAAACCAAACAACAATGCACATGGTAATAGCAACTATAATAATAACAGTTCTAACAATACGCCAACTAATACGACACCTACGATCAAACCAGCAGGATCGGTAACACCACCAAATCCAGTAATCGTTAATCCAAGAAAAAATAATTAATATGGGAAAGAAAGGTTTATGGGCAAATATCCATGCAAAAAGAAAAAGAGGAGAATCACCAGCGAAACCTGGAGATAAGAATTATCCAACTGATAAAGCTTTAAAAGACTCACAAGCAAAAAAACATAATCACAACGTATCTATGACACCATTCAAAAGATGTTGGAAAGGATATAAAGCTGTGAAAGGTAAAAAAGCATATTCGCCTGGTAGTTGTAAAAAAGCATAACAATGGCATACTCTCAAAAAAATAATCCATTTCAAAAGACAAGCTGCGGTCGTAGAAGAAACTACATGACTGTTGGTAATAGTAGTCCTGTCAAAAAAAACAAAAGCAAGTTATCTAAAGAGGTTATTCAAAACTATGAAGATATAAATATAAGTGAAGATGTTTTAAATGCTTTAGGTACTACACCTTCTGATACTGTAACAGTAAGATCTAGTAGACATAGAGGTATGGATCCTCGTGTAAATGCAGCTATGTCGTTATCTGGTAAAAACTCAGGTAAAACCCAAACTGGGTATTTGATGGGTGAGGAGTTAAGCACTAGAGGTGAGCAAGGTGGTAAAAAAGAAAAGATAGTATATGCAGGAGCTGACCGAACGTATACAAAAGATAACAAAGAAGAATTAGCTGGCTCTGTTGCACAGAAAAGAAAAAGAAAACCTGATGTAAGAAAAACTACTAAAGGTAAAGGTCGTAACTTCCGCACAACAAAAGAAGGCGCAGGTATGACATCTAAAGGTGTAAAAGCTTATAGAGCTAAAAATCCTGGTAGTAAATTAAAAACAGCTGTAACAGGTAAAGTTAAAAAAGGTAGCAAGGCTGCTAAAAGAAGAAAATCATTCTGCGCTAGATCAAAAGGTTGGACTGGACCAAGAGGTAAAGCCGCTAGACGTAGATGGAAATGTTAAGATATGTGGAAATTATTTCAAGATAAAAACGAAATTAACGAGAAGAATATAATAGGATTTGCATCCTTTATAGTAATGGTATTATTTGCTGTAGCTGACTTGATGACAAGCTTGATAGCAGATAAAGATCTTATTATAAATGAAGTAGTTTATAACTCATTTGTATGGGTTACATTAGGCTGCTTCGGTATATCTGCTGTTGAAAAAATTAAGAAGTGAAATTCTTTGATTTAAATAATAATGGTAAATATGATTGGTGGGAATATATACTACCTATTATATTATTATTATGTGTTGAAGTTGTAGCTGAGGTTATAGCTAAATTTTTGATATCTTAGTCTTTTTAGGTATAGACGATATAATCTTTTCACCTTTCATCCAATCGTTGTATTTCACAACACCTTCCTCAAGATCACTTAATATATACCAATGTAACAGCTTATTCTTTTCTAGCTGCTTAACATATTTCTGTTCCATTTTAGAATCGTGAGCTGGTCTTTTTAAAACATATACTGGTAAATGCCAGCTATGAGGTTTGCAACCACTTTCAATTCCTTTTTTGTCTCTTGGTTTTATGTTAGTTTGTTTAGCAAAAAAATCAAAACCTATTAAGTGTATATCTTTATACACTTTTATTTTTTCTATAAACCATATAAGACTTATAAAACCTGCACTAGGTCTATACTCACTAGTATCGATCATATCTTTATTAAACCTATTCTTCATAAGATCTATAATCTCTTGATCTGAATACATAAACTCATAAGGCATGTTCTTAGGTAAATGTTCTTCTAACTTCCACTCTTTTAATACAAAATTACCTCTACATCTATTAACTAAGATCTTAGTATTTTTATACTTACCTGTTTCAAAGTTTTTTCTATTCTTGTGCCATTCAGGAGCTCTAAACTGACCTGTTATCCATATGTCACATTTACTACCTAACTGTTTTTGTTGTGTTTCGTTGGCTGATATAGCTCTACCAAACCTAACAACAATATCAAAGCCGTCAATAAACTCAGCAAGATTATGTTCCATCATCTCAACTGAGTTACCAACGAATAACACTGATTTATCTTTTACAAACTCTTGTATACTGTCCACCATGCTAATGATTTTTCTGCTCCTTTAAATTTATCAAACCAAGGTCCACCGTTAGTATAATGTAATGCTTTAGCATTGTTACACTCGTAATGACCTACTAAACAATTATATTCTTTAGGTATATCACCTATGCTCTCTGCCCACCTTAATTCATGTAGCTCTGATGGTTTTGCTTTGTCTAAATATTCTTTTGTTAAATGTTTTAATTTAGAACAATTAAAAATAACTAAGCTCGACCAGTTTTTTCTTGGATAAGACTTGTTTTCTATACCGTCCATTTTAGTTCCAGTGACACTATAGTACTCATGCTTTACTACAGCTATATCGTTATCACCTAAGTAACTTACTAACTCCATAGGATCACATTGCCACAAAAAGTCGTTATCACAAAACATTGCTATACCGTCATATCCACATAGCAAAGGCACATAAAACCTGGTAAACGAAAACTCTGTTGATTCACCAGCTACATCTTCTCTACCGTATACATCTGTATGTTTTAATTTAGCTTTGTCTAAGTAGTATATCTTTAACTGTTTATTAAAGTCTAACATAGATTTTCTACAAACTTGAGTTGCTTGTGGAAACTTACTATCGTGCCCTATAAATATTCTCATAATTGTTTTAGTATTTCTTCAAATTTATCTAAACGTACCATATTAGATCCGTCACTCCAAGCAGCACTAGGATTTTCGTGTACTTCAAAAAAGTAGCCATCAACGTTTAATGCTTTAGCAACTTTAGCTATAGGTAAAGTATATTTAGGTTGACCAGCTGTTGTATTACCTGAGTTAGGTCTTTGTGTAGAGTGAGTGCAATCCATTATAACTGGTACACCTAGATCTTTCATATCAACTATTTGTCTAGGATCTACAACAAGATCACCCATACCAAACATACTACCTCTTTCAGTTAACATAACTTTATTGTTACCTGTACTCTTAACTTTATCAATAGCGTGTATCATACTACGACCATCTACAAATTGTCCTTTCTTAATATTAATAGTTTTAAAAGTATTACCTGCGGCAACTAATAAATCAGTTTGCCTACATAGATAAGCTGGTATTTGTATAATGTCTACAACATTGGCTAACTCTTCTGCTTGCCAAGGTTCATGTATGTCAGTTGTAATTTTACAACCTTGTAACTCTTTTAATTCAGCAAATATATCTATAGCTTTATCTATACCAATACCTCGTTTAGAGTTTACAGATGTTCTGTTTGCTTTATCAAAAGATCCTTTAAAATAATAATCAAATCCATACTTTTCTGCTAGTTGACTACACTTGTCAGCTATCTCATGTGCTTGTATTCTACCTTCGATACTACAGCTTCCAGCTATTAATATCGGCTTCTGTGTTGATTTCAATTCCATTATATTTAGTTTCAATTACTTCTATATCGTAGTTTGCTAGTAT